ATAAGCGGTGGGTCTGGCCTCAGCCTCTTTCTTGGCGTAGTTCACGGCCACGATGGGCAGATGATGATTGACCAGCCTGACAATCGCATCGGCCGGTGCCTTGATATCCGCATCCCAGAACAGGAGGTGCGTCGCCTCATATTCAAGCGCGCGGCTTACAAGGATGTGCCGATTTTCAACCAGGTTTGAGCTGCTGACCATCTGAATATCGATATATTTATCAACGTCAGAATCAGCCTGGGCAAAGAATGCCATGGCCTGGGCAACACTGAAGGAATAACCACGCTTGACTGTATCGCCGTAGACAGGTGTGCAGACCAATATCCGCAGCTTGGTATTTTCCGGCTCCGGCGCCCTGGTCTCTCCGACCGCGCCCTCTAGTTCGGCGTTCATTCAACCTCTCGTTAAAACTGACCAGATGGCCCAATGCGCCCCGGCCATGTGCGGAAAAACTTGTTGTCAGGATCATTCAGGAATGCGTGCCACTTCGCATCGTCATGCAGCCAACCTTCCTTGGCCGCCTTATCCACAAAATACATCGGGACGCACGCCACATGCCGCCAATCCTTGCCGGGTTTTACGTCCCGCCATTGCTTGGCGTCTTCCAGAACAGCCGTGCAGTCCTGGACGGTCTCGATAATGAGATCGTCAGGCTTCATCGGGTCGATATGCTGGTATTCCTCTAACCCGTTATATCTGGCGATAAGTCGCTTGGTCATATGCTCTCGCAAGAAAAAGGGGCCGGCGGTTAAACCGGCCCCTGGTTAGGCTACGAGGAAGTATTGATATCCGCGATCATCCCGATCCCGCCGTAGTTGTTCACGCGGAGGGTGTATTCCACGATCACGGCCTTGGAGACCGCATCGCCAAAGACCGGAAGGTCCTTGGTGAAGGCCGGGCGCAGATAATCGACAGACACCATCTTCGGGTCGAGCAGAACGGCATCGCGCTCACGGCCAAAGATGTTGGGCAAGACCTTGATGTCGCCGTAGTCGGACATATAGATGTCCGCGGCACCCAAAATCTTGTTCTTGTCCACCATCTCACGCGAGCTGGAACGGCCGGCGAAGGTGGAGACCGTCTGCTTGTTGTGCGGCCCAACCATGAGGTACTTGAAGTCCGCCCCGGCGGTATAGCCGGTCGCAAGCACGGCCTTGAGCAGCAACTCCGTCAGGGCGCGGGTATTGCCCGCATCCGTACCGGCGCCAGTCGCGGAGTTCGGGGCGGTGGAGTTCTTGCCCTTCGTGCCGGATGTGGAGGCAGTGTAACGGTTGGTGTTGGTGTTGTTGAAGGCGGCCAGTCCGCGCAACTTGCGGGCTGTACCAGTCGCACCGGCCGCGCCGCGTTGATTGGAGCAAAGCACGCTCTCCATATCCCGCTTGAGTTCCGGCAGACGCTTGGACATCTGGTAGGCCATTTCGGAACGGCGGCCGGCCTTGTCCACCTTCTCCTGGGTGCCCGTCACGGTCGCGTCCTTGCGGCTGATCTGGCAGTAGTTCAGAAGGCGAACGGTCGGGGTCGAGGCCGAAGGGACAACGACATCGCCTTCCAACTGGGCGTTGGTGGTGACAGCGGCGGCCAGTGCGTCGGTCTGCCATTCATGGGTACGCGCATCGGCCTTGCCTTTGCCGGCGAGCATCATGAACGGGGTTTTGGTCGGGCTGATCTTGGTAATGACGTTAGACAAGTCTTCTCGGTTGCCGATGGCCTGGTAAGTGCCAAAGGCATTGGTGGATACGGTCATTTGAGTGGGTTTCCTTTAGAGAATGTGGGTTAAAAACTGGGCGAGATCGTCGGATTCGCCGCTCTTGGAAAACCGCTCAAAATCAGTCTCTAATTTCTCGTTCTTGTTCACATCGCGTTGCACGCCTGGGGCCTGCACCTTGGGGGCAACGGCAGCCTTCTCGGTAGCCTTGGCTACGAGAGCGGCCTGTGCCGCCTTCTCTGCCTTCAGGGTGGCAAGCTCTTTCGCCAGCGTCATTTCACGGTGCAGCCTGATAACCTCGTCGGCATTGCGTGCCTGACGGGTATCGGGAATGCCCTGTGATTTGGCGTAGGCGCGCAGTTCGGCCTTCAGTGCTTCACCCTTCTCGGGGTCCGCAAGGTCTGGAATGGCCTTCTGAAGCCTCTGCTGCTCGGCGGTCACATAGGCCCTGGCGGCCTCCTGCTGAACCTGCTGTTGAGCGGCCTTGGCCCGGTGAAACTGCGTTTGCGCAATAACATACTCGTTGTAACGGCTTGGGTTGTTTTGCATGAGAGCAAGCACATCTGCTTCGCTCTTGAGGTCTGCAAACTTGCTGTTGGCCGATGCTTCGAGTTGCTGAACAAGATTGTTGACACGTTCGAGGGTCTGATTTCGTGCGGCGTCAGCTTCGGTCGGAGCGGAAGGCGCAATGTCCTGCTTCGGTGCCACATCGGGAGTGGCAAGCAGCGGCTTGGGCGCTTCGGCGGCTACGGAAGCCGGAGTTTCGACAACGGGAGCCGGTGCTACCTCGCTGGCGTTCACCCCATCTGTGGTCTGCTCTGTCTCGGGAGCAGCCTGGGGCTGAATTTCTTGTGTCTGATCTGGCGCCTGGGGAGTTTCCTCAACCTCGGGCGCGTCCTGAAAATCCATTGCGGACTGAACGGCGGCGGCTAAATCGTGATCGTTCTCAAAATCCTGGCCAACGTCTGACATCAATATGTCCTTTTCCATTCATTCATGGGTGGGCGCATCACATTGCCCTGAAGCGCCTCAAGCCGCTTTTCCTCAAGCTTGCCGGTCATGGCGATGCTGCGAATATCGGCTGTGAGCTGTTCCAGCACCTTGACGTAGCGGAACAGGTCTTCACGGGCCTCAACGGTCTGGGCTATCCTCCATTTGGCGTGATAGGTTCCGTCAAGCTCGTTCAGGATTTCCTTGAGGAGTTCATTGTCGAGGAGATGCTGGGCAGCGCGACCGCGTTCGATCTTATCCAAGAATGGCCTCAAGCTGGTCTGCAATGACCAGCGCCAACGCTGGGCTCATCCGAATGGCCTCGCCGGCATCAGCCGCCCGCTTTGCCTCATCCCTCAACAACCATGCTGTGAACTTTGGGTCGTCGGTTGCCATTTTCTGCCCCTCTAGCATCAACCTGCTTTGTCCCCGCCTATTTTCACGCTGCTTGCAATCTTCTTCTCGCCCAAATGCCGGTCGTTCGAAGCGTCAACCGCAATCTCGATCCCGGCGAGCTTCAGCTCCTGCTGGATTTGCCATTGCTTGAGCGCCATTTCCTGCTGGATTTGGTACATCTTGATGTTGGCTTCCATCTGAAGCTTCTGCTTCTCGAACTCGAAGTCGAGAATGCTGGCTTCCTTGTCAGCCGCGTTGTCCATTTGCGTGGTCTGAATGTCGGTCTGCGCCTTGATCTGCGCCTTCTGCATCTCAACCTGGGGATCAGGCCCAGCCTTGCCTGGAGGCGGAAGCTTGATGATCTGGTTGGCCTGCTCGCCCTCGGGGAAGGAGGCAAAGCGGTCAATACCCTTCAGGCCCAAGCCGTTCAGCAGCAACTCGCCAGAGGCTTTCATGTCCGCATAGCTGATGACGCCAAGCGGCAAGAGCATCTGTTGCGCCTTACCCACCATGCCGGCCGAAAATAGCTGTTGTTCCCTGTCCCCCATGCCAAGGCCGACAGAGACTTTCAGCTCCATATCGTCATCCCAGCCGGAGGCGTCGATATTCTTCCAGCCGTCCGATAACTTCACGGAACGCGGCTGCTTCTGGTACATGCAGACCAGCTTGAGGATGAGCCGGAACGCGGTCTTAAGCCCCGTCTCGGCCATCGTGCGGGCCATAAGCTCCTGCTTGCCCATGGCGGCTGACATCATCTGGCGGGATTTGGTGGCCGTCTCATCCAGGGTGTCGCTGTCCAGGCCCTGCGTGCGTTCCGAAACGCCCGTATTGGCCTCGTCCACGCTATCGAGATAATTCAGGCCCTCGATGATCTGAGAGCCGATATTCGGGACCAAAATCGGATTGATCGCCGGGCCGTTGCCGGGCTTGACCCTGATCTTGCGGCCGGGCGCAACGCTTAGAAGCTCGTCGGGGTCTTCGATGCGGGAGGCGTCCACTTCCTCGCGTTGATTGTTCGATAGGTAGTAGTTGTCCAGCAATTGACGGAACATCGTGGTCTTGATGAGCTGCATGCCCTTGCTCTGATCGGTCGGGCACAGGCCCCAGAACCGATGCGGCATAATGATCGGGGTGATCGTGGCGAATGGGCGCGGGCCTTCCCACGCCTCGTTGGACAACACCGTATAGCCAGGCCCCGCCACCGTGACCTTACGCATCTCCGCGATGCCATCGCCGTCCACATCAATCTTGATATAGGCCTCGATAACCCTGACCGTCCGCATCGCCGGGTCAAGAGATGAATCCTGGGACGTTGAAGTAGCGTCCTCGACCGTGTTGCGCTCGGTTTCCTCACCGCCCGCGCTGTTGGCATCATCACCGCCGGACAGGTCCTTGATCTTGTCCTCGGAAAAACCGTCCTGGCGCAGATCGGATATGGTCCGAAACCGCCCGTGCCCGACTAAGCGCGCGTCCTCGATGTTGCGCCCATCCTTGGAGATCAGAAACTCCTCGGGCGGCACGTTCAAGATGCAGACCTTGCCGCCCTTAAGCTTATGGGTCAGGACCACATCGTGGGTATCGTCGTCATTCTCGGTATGCTCCGAGACTTCCACCTCATCGGGTGTGACTTCCTTGGCGAAGGATGCGGCATCCAACCCGGCATAGCGCTTGCGCTTGGTCTTGGGTGTCTCATCCCAGTAAATCTTGATGATCCCGACCTTGGAGATCAGGCTATCCTTGATCCACTCGTAGAGAATGCGGAACCCGTGATTGTCCGAGTTCCAGATATAGTTGACGTATTCCGTGGCCTGTTTGGCCATCTCGACATTTTCTTCGCTGGACGGCTCGAACGAAACAACATCCTCGCCCGAGGTGAAGATGCGCATGTAGGAGGGCATTTGGCCCTCGACATTCTGCTGGACCGTGCGGTCTACAACACTGGAACGTCCCTCAACCTCATTGCCATACGGGCGGGCGAAGTAGGCGTTGAGATTCTCCGTCCTCTCGCTCGATACGATAGTCCCGTCATAGCCGTCCGCGTTTGCGATCTCGGCTTGAACAATGGACCTGACTTCGGATTCGGAGATCGTCTTACGCTTTGCCAATTAGACTATCCAGCTCATTGAAGGCGCGGGCCAATGGTCAGGTGCATCTACAACGGCATAATCATGCGGGACGGAGAAATCCTTCGGCGCCAAAGTTGGGATAATTCTCCCACCACTGTGTCTTTCAAAATGAACTTGGCGGGCGTCGTCGTCGAATACGGCGTAGGTATCTGGTGCGACCAGGATTGGGCGGCAGTTCATCAGACTACCCACTTCGCGGCGGGCTGTTTCCATGCCTTGGCCTGGCCTGGCGGCTGGTACGCGACGCACATCAGGCCGAATGCGTCCGCAGCATGGCTAGACCAATCATGTTCCGGTCCTAGTCCCATGTTGCGCGCTTCATCCTTTCGTTCGTGGTAATAGCCAAGCGCATCGCGCCCCGCTTCCGTGGTGGTTTCGTTGAACCAGATTTGCGGGAAAAGACGGCGGGCAGCTTCGATCCGCATCATCGCGGCGCCGGAGCCTTGGTTGGGAATGGGCTGCGGAACATCAAACCCGGCATCACGCACATGATCGGCGTAGGTCTTGCCGGTGAAGTTATTTACGTTCACGCCGTCATGCGGAAGAATGCAGATGGCCTTGTCCCATTTGCGGGCGCGCAGCTCATTGACGTAATAGGCAAGGACCTGGCCTATGCCCTCGATGTAATCCAGGACGCGAATTTCTTTGCCAACCCACTGAACAATCCAGATAGCCATGGCGTCCGCTTTGGCGCCGGCCCCTCCAATGTCCCAGACAGCCCGTACAGGCAAAAGAGGGTCAGCGGAAACTCGTCCGATTCTTCCTTCCGCCCTGGCTTGGGCGAGTTCTCGCGCATAATATGCCCCCTCTAGAGCCTTGGCGTATCCACCTTCCCAGATATGATCGTATCGATCCGGGTATTTCTCAAGGTCGAGCTTGCGCTCATCGTTCAGGACATCGGGAAACCAAGGATTGTCCCGCCAGTTGGCTTCAACAACAATTGCGCCGGCTGGCTTGGAAGCCCTCAGGAACTCATCCACGGCGTCCGACTTTCTGCGTGGGTTCCAGCCGGCCCAAATCTCGCTATTGTCTGCCCGGATGGTTGGGCGCAGGAGCGTCAGACTCCTGAGCGATAAGGTCTGGGCTTCCTCGATCCATGCCCGGCCGAAGCCCTCAAGCGATTTGATGGATTCCGCCGTATGATCGGCCATGCCCTGAAAAGCTATGATCCCATCACCAGGCGTCTCGATCCGCTCGTTCCAGACCTTGAAGGACTTACCAACCCCAAGGTCTATGATCTTCTTCTCGATCAGCCGCTTGGATGAATGCTTGAGCGTCTGCTGGACTTCGCGAATGCAGACCGACAACAGCCCACGATGATAGAGGCTGTCCTCTACTAGCTGCTCTGCGAAGAAATGAGACTTGCCAGATCCACGGCCGCCATGTGCGCCCTTGTAACGAGCCGGTTCCAATAGCGGGGCGAATACCCTGGGAACCTCACGAGCGAGGATCAACTATAGTCCGCTTGATTTCAGTGACCGTCTCGATCGGTCCACCGTCAGGCCCGGAATGCTCGTTGGTGAGGCGATCACCGTATTTCTTGGGGTTCAGTCTGGCGGCGACCCATTTGCGGGTATCGACGCGAAGGCGGGAGCGTTGAACATGCTCACCATTGAGAACCCAGCCTGTGTTTACGCCCGCACCCTTCTCAGATTCCGAGCGTCTGGCCATCCAGTCGTTGGTGCCGTCATCGCAGATTTCAATGATCTCTTCAGAGTAGTAATCGGCTTGAACTACTCTGGCGATATTATACTGGTCGCGAAATTCTTCGTTATTTGCTAACCACCTGAATACATTGCTTTTATCCGGCATATCTTCGGAGAGGCAAATCTCCCTTAGGCTCTCGCCCGTCGCCAAGCGGTTGCATATAGCTGTGGCAAGCTCTGCGGTGTAATCTGTTGGCCTCCCTACAGGCTTACCGTCTGCCACTAATTAACACTTCCCGCCCTTGCCGCACCCTTTGGATTTCTTGGTCATGGGGTCTCCTGAGTTGTAAGTTCCGCTTCCATGTATCTGGCTACTGGGTAAGATTTGCCGGCCATCATGTTGGCTATGAATGTGAGGGCCTGTTCATCGGTATAGCCCTGGGTTCTGACCATGAAGTTTGCTTTGCGGCTGGCGATGCTGAGTTCTTGGTCCAGGAAGGCGGAG